CTTCTAATACTGTGAATACTCTAAATCTCATTTAACTAAATCCTCTAAGTTGGGGGGTCTATAATTTGGTCCTTTTATTATCTTTCCATCTTCTCTATACACTGGTTTGCCGTTGTCATCTAGCTTAGACATATTACTATCGTGTACCCTATTAAATGCCACTTGTATATCTAAACCTAAAGCTACTGCTGCACCAGATAGAACATACTGTAAGTCACATAACTCTTTTAACAAATTATTTTTCTGTTGTAAAGAGACATTTTTACCTCTCTCTAAATCAATAAGCATGTTACAGAACTCTTCCATAACTTCTCCTGATTCTTCCCTAATTAGTTTTAATCGGAACTCTAATAACTTAACAGTCCAAGGTTCATCTATTGGATGGTTAAACTTGCTGTGAAATTCTAATACAGTATCTTCTCTGTTATGCGTTTTCATCATATTCATTTATCAACCTTTTCAAATAGTATTCACATTTCTTTAAATCTTCAAGTGCTGTGCCTTTATATGGGTGTCTCCATATATACTTGAAAGCATTTTGCCAACAGTAGTGTGCGTGACTAGAAGGTAGTGTAGCACCATCAGACATGGCTTTCATAGCTTCTATACACTCTATACCTATAGTATTATAGTGAGGGGGGCTATTAACCATATCTGTCTCATTGTGGTCAAATGTTGTTTCGCCAGTTAATACTATAGGATTACACACTTCGCATTCAGCACATTTTAAATCATCATCTAATATGCAACCACATTTAGAACATGTTTCTGTAGCCCATACGTTATTCATGTTATATCCTTTTAGTAAAGTTAAATTTTATTACGTTGCCATTTTTTTGTATAATGTTAGGTTTATCCTCTACTAAAGTTTCCAACATGTCAAGTTGTTTTAATGAACTAGATACATCAGGTTCTCTTATATCTATATCCATGTCGAGTTCATCTCTAGTTTCCCAAACTTTTTGAATAAAATCTTTATCTGTTTCTAATAACTTAACGCAAGTAGATAACAAAGTAAGCATGTTCATCATCATGTCTTGGGTGTCTGCACTATCTTTGTTTCTTTCAGAGATTACTATGTTACCATCTATATCTCCCATCCATTTGTTCTTATTGTCTTTATGTAAAGTAAATACGAGTGCGTAATCTTGGTCATTAATATTCATTTTATTAAATCCTTTCTAGGAGTTTTAAGTGTGATAACCGATAGTTTTATCTCTTTTCCTTTAGATGTCAACCATTTTTGTGGTATAACTCTATGAGAACATAAGAAACCTTTTTGTTCACACCAATCAGCATAAGTTGTTTTAGAACCTTTGTATAGTCTACCATTTACATTACTAAATACAAATCTAATGTCAAGCTCTGGGTGTTGTTTTTTAACTTCCATATGTTTATATCTGTCTTCTGCATCAAAAAATCCTTTTGTTTCTATTATGATTCCATTATCCAAAACAAAGTCAGGTGTGTAAGTCCTATATCTAAGGTCTTCCCATTCTATTTTCAAGGCTTCATACCTGATTTTCTTTTGGTTTTCTTTTAAAAATAACGCAACATTCATTTCTAAACCGCTGCGATACCTAGACTTGTTGTGTCTTTTATACACCATCAGGTTCAGCCAAGGATATGTATTGAACCATAGGCGGTTCTTTAGCATTAGATACTAATGATGGTAGTTCTTGTAGTGTATCCCAACAATCTTTCTTATACTTACAGAAGGTACAGCCTCTAGGTAAAATGTAATTGCCTGAAGGAACTTTACGATACGTTTCAGGTTCAGCTTCGTAGCATCTTTTAAATGGCTCATCATTCTCTATATAGTTAATTGTGTTTCTTATCTTGTCATTGACTTCATCTAAATTCATATCCTGTGCAGATACATATTTAAAATCTCCGTTGCCTTTATTTATTACCCACCAACCGCCTACGTCTACACCTAGTCCTTGTGCATAACCTGCAAGTTGAGGTACGTAACCAAAACTATCTTCTTTAGCTAAAGTTCCATACGATTCAAACTTATTTTTGTAGCTCCAAGGGGATGCAGACTTTATATCATCTACAGTATTTCCTATAGTTAAATCACATTCTCCTTTTATTTCTTTATCATCAACTTTTAAAGTAACCTTTGTTGCATCGTTAAATTCTACATTGGCTTCTCTCAGTAAACCTTTAAAGACTGCTTCTACTAAATCTCCTAATACCATGTTCATTAGGAAATTAGACGGAAAAGGTTCAGCTATCTCAGGTTTGTTTTTATCATACCATAGTTGGCATGTAGGTCTACCTAAGTTTGACATTCGTAATCTGAAGTCTCCTCTAGGTGGACCTGCAAACTGGCGTTTTAGTGCCGACTTAATATCAGAAGCTATATTATCTAAGTTAGCCTCAGATATAGTTCCTTTGCCTTTTACAGCCCGACTTAAATACGCTCTAACCGCCAGTTCAGCAGGATGGTTCATACCATTATACTCCTTCTAGTTCATCTGTATCTATGAATTGGTCTATCAAACCTTTATCATCATCGGACATTTTATCCTTTGAGTTGGTGTGGTGCGTGTCAGACACCCAAGTATTAAATGCAGCAATCCAATCCAGAAAGTTTTGTAAGGTTACTTGGTCATCGACTGTTATATCAATAGACTTGCTATCTAATTTAGCAGTAATGACAAAGTATGTGCCACCCGATATCTTATCTTTTTCTTCAGTAGAGAAGTCAATAAGATGTTGGATAGGTAAGTGTTGCATAGATGCGAGTTTGTTAAAAGGCTCACCCATATTTTTAAATGATACCTTACTATCTGTCTCAAATAAAACAGGCATCTCAAAATCATCTACTGGAGAACCTATAGCATCCGTAGCATCTTTAACTACTGCAATACCGAAGATATGTCTCTGTCGTTTAATTTGAGAGTATATAGCTTTAGTTTTTTCAGGTAGAGAACTATAGTCCTGTATGTAACCTGCTGTTTTACCACAGTTAAATCCACCTGATGTATCCATCAAGTCATTGTTTAAGCTATCGGACAGTACAGTTTTTATATACTCTCCTCTTTTGCCTGTATCCGCAGACTTCTTAGGGTCAAAGGATTGAAACCTTTGGTAAGACTGTCGTTGCATAAAAGGTCTAAGAGAAAGAGTAGGCATGTATATCTCTTCGCCATCCGTCTTGCGAATAACTAAAGAACCCGCAGGAACAACTTCCATTTTTACTTTCTTACCATTTACATCCTGTGTACCCATGATAGCTTCTCGTAGTACTTTAACTCTAGCTAATTGAGAAGTCTTCTTATCCGTTCCAGAGTTAGTAGGTGCAGTCGCAACTCCCATAACTTTAGCCATGTCTGCAAAGTTTATAGAGCCGTTAGATGTTATTAATTCATTACTCATATTTATACGTCCTTTGTTTCTAGCCAATTTGGTCCTATCTTGGCTTCTAATAATAATGGTACGTTGAAGTCTACCCCATAGTACTCGTTAATTAGGTCGTGCAGATTTTCATTCAAAGTATTTACTGCTGCTATCACCTGTTGCTCTTCATTAGGGTGGACATCTACCACAATCGAATCATGTACCGTGTTTACCAGACAACTATAGTTGTTGTCAAGAAGTTTTTCAAACTCTAGTAAAACTATTGGAACAATGTCTCCTGTTGCAAATCCTTGCACAGGATAATTTTTTATCATAGTGAAGTTAGTTACGCTTCCATTGGCTCTCCTTTTCATATTTTCAAATTCATATTGTCTTCCAGAAGGTGTCTGTATTCTGCCTGTATTAATAGCTTCAGTAGCTAATCGACTATGCCATTTACCTATACCACTATACTTAGTTGTGAACTGTTTGTAGTAAGAAGCTTCAGCAGGTGTTCTACCATAACCACTAGCTCCGTACAAAGGAGCAAATGTATGAGCCTTAGCTTCTTGTCTAGACGTAGGTTGCCCTGCATCTGAGATAACCTTAGCAGTGTAAGCGTGGACATCAAAGCCTGTAGACACTTCCTTCATAGCTACTTCGTCTTGACCTAAGAATGCAGCGACTCTAAATTCTAACTGAGCAAAGTCAGCTTCCATTATTTGACCGCCTTCCCATCTGGATACAAATACTTTCTTTACAGGAAACGTACCGCCTCTAGGCATGTTCTGCATGTTAGGATTACGTCCACTGAATCTACCTGTAGATGTAATGTGCTGAGTCAATCCTACGTGCAAGAAGTTATCCTCTTTGGTAAATATATCTATAGATTTAATATACGTATTAAGATAAGTTTCAAGTGCTGAAAGTCTTCTCAAGTTCTTTAAGAAGTCTCGTTGCATAGTCAAGCCTTTACCG